CTGCGTGGGCGTGACTTTCTTTGTGGTGGTTGCGCTTGTATCAACAATAGGCAGAACATCGGCCGCGTTGTCAATGGTCGTAATGGCGGCGAGTTCCGAAATCTTCTGGTCTGGCATATGCCAAAATTACAAAACACCTACCGCCGACTCGTTAACAAATTAAACGCTACTTATAATATACCACTGGGCGCCGTCCGAAATTATCGTCTTGCTGCCGTATAGCGAATTGATCGTTGTAGCACTCGCCCCGTTTATATTATACGACCCTCCGCTAATAGTTACCACATGCGGGTTGGCTGTCTTAATGAAGTAGTATTTTTTACCCTTGCTCTCGGTTGCGTTGGGCAAGTTTATAGTTACGTTGCCGTCGGTGGAATTGCAGATAATTAATTCGTAGCCGTTTGTAATTGTATGGGTGCCGTTGGTGTATACGACAGAACCGTTGTGCTCTTGGATGTGCCAGGCCATTTGCTGTGCTGCATTGTCAAAATGCACCATTACCTCGTAACGTGTGTTAAGTGTTGGTGTGGTTGCGGGGGCACCATCGGCATCGTTTACCAGGTAATTAAGAACTAATGCAGGCGTGCGCTGTACTGAATCGTTTAGCCTTCCTATCTGCTCGTCTTGGTAATTAACACGATCCTTTAACCCAGTGCCAACTTTTAGCCCTTCGCCTGATGAGGTTAGCCCGGTGTATATTGGAACCAATCCCAACCACTCGCCAGCCCATTGCTCGGACCTTGCAGTATAAACAGCACCGTTTATTAACCATTTGTAGTCATCAAAGTAAAGTGATTTAATGGCCGTCAAAGTTCCTGCATCTGCCCAGGTGCCCTGTATAGATGGCACAAAGTCCTTGTACAATCCCGCAATGCCTTGGCCTAGCATTTCGGTAGGCGTGCCATGTGTAACTGAATCCCAACCGCCACGCCAATCGTCAGCAATTACCCACTGGTTACTTGAGTTGTAAGCCTCTATGTTTCCGATGGCATATTTGCTAGAGCTGCTGTAATACTTTGGTTCTAAAATTATCGGAGTAGAGTTAACGGCATTTGCGTTGTCGGGTGTGTAGGTTTCGGTTATGTTGAATGTGAAATCTGGGTTTTGGTAAGGTGAATCGTCTGCAAAGGCTAATTGAATAGATCCCCAAAATGGTTTGAAAAATTCATTGTATGCGCCCGTGCCGCCAAATATATTATATTTCTGTTTAACGGCTTTAACCCAATTTATTTTAACCTCTAAAATCGTAAAGCCTGCAGGTGGGCTGCTTACTTGCTTGTCAAAAACAAAGCTAGTCCAGTTGCTATTTTGAAAGTCGTTAGCAATCGTTTCAATAAATGTGCTAGTAGGGGCAGACGCAGCGCTAACCCATAGCAAAGTATTTAAATCTAACACCCGGTAGCCAGTGCCTCCATCCCTTAAATAAATTGTAATTGCTACATCCGATTTATCCTCTGGGCCCGTTGGCGATGTGGTAAATGTATGCCGTGCAAATTTAACAGCAAAGCGGATTCTTAAAGGTGCTTCGTCTGGCGTTGTTCCAGTTGGCACCCCTGTAAATGTTTTGGCAAAAAAAGTATCGGATTGGTTTGCGTATGTTCTGTATGCCGTAGCACCTAGCATTCGCTCTGTGTCAATCTGCACATATTTAGCAGCGGCCTGGTAGCTTAGTGATGGCTTGGCTATCCATTGCGGGCGTGTGTCGTTACCAAGTTGCACAGCGTGCGTGTAGGTACCGGTTCCAATATATTGCAGCGTGTAATTAAACTGTCGATAGGCAACGGTAGAATCTAGGTACTCAGTTGCAGAAACAAGCCAATACTTTCCAATCTCTAGCATAAATCTAGCTTGTAAGATTTCGCAAACTTGCTCCAGTGCAGCCTTGCAATCCATCATATTACTTTCCGCATATTGGAAAGCAGAAATGTCGGTGGCTTTAATATCTTTAAATTGGTCGTAATCGTCGACAAATGTATTTAGATCAACCTGCAAAAGGTCAATGCCTTTGCGTGTAGCATCCAAAGAAAACGGCGCAACAGCGTCCCTAAAATAATCTGTTTCAGTTCCCGCTACAACCCAATAATCTTTGAGCGCCAACTCATCCAAGCACCGACGAAATAACTGTGCTATAGTTATTTTGCCATCGGTAAACCACGAAGAGTCTACCTTGTAACCGCTTAGCAATTCCAAACCATCCACAGCACCCAAAGAAATAACAGGCTTGGCTTCTATGGCTTCGCGTTGGAATGTCATTTGATCTGCAAGAACTCGGCCCACGTGCACTAAAGAATTATCTTGGTAAATAAGCACAGCCCAAAATTGTTCGGATGTTGTGGCTATGGCTTTAAACTGGCCTAGCACAGTATTGGATGGCATTACCCAAAAAGATGTGGAGCGTGAAGGTCGGATGGCATTTTGATAGAATGTGTCGCCCTGGCCTTCGCGTTCTATTTCGTAGCCATTGCCTGCAAGTTTTAACTCTGTGCCACCTGCGCCCGACCCACTCGGTGCATCCCAAATTTCAACGCGATGCAGTTTGCCTGTCACGGAATAAAACGAACCAAAGTATTTTCTAGCCACGGCGTGCGTCTTTATTATATCTTTCTAAAACTATTGCTAAGTCTCGGCCCTGAATTGTAGTGCTTGCCACAAACCCACTATTGTTATTCATGTTCAGCATTCCTTTTAATTTGTCAAGTGGTGCAATTACTTCAGGGTTTGAACCAAAGCAATACCAGCCGCCGCCGCCGCCGCTGGGTTTGTTAAAACTAATTTTTGGAAAGCTTCGGAAGCCAAAGCTGTAGCAACTAAAGCCTTACCCAAAGAATCCATAAAAGCAGCAATAGCGCCGAGCATGTTTTTACCAAAGTTCTTGCCCGCCTCTTTTTCGCCTGTTGCTAGATCACCAAGGAACTGACCAAACGACGCGGCTGCATCTGCTTGCAATGTAGCAAAAGCAGAGTTTAAAGCTTGCGTTGCTTTTTGTATGTCTTTGGCTGCTTCGCTATAGCTTACAGGATTTATTTTTACGTCTAAATATACGGGCGTGTTTGCCGTGCCGGCTTGTAGATTTTTGGCCGTTAACTTCTTAGACTCTTCAATAATGGCCCGCTTTTTATCTTCGTGCTTTTGGTATTGTTTAATCCTAAATTCTTCGGCCTGCACTTCGCCGCTATGCTTGGCGTGTATTGCATCTATGGCATCTTCAAACTCTTTTTTTAATAATTCTTTTTTCTTTTCCCTGCGCTTTTCTGCGTTTTTAATTTGCGACTGAGTTGTAACTTCATCAATTTGATTTTGAATCGCAGCAATATCTCGCTCGTATTGCAAATAATCTGCTGTGCCTTTTTTAAAGGTTGACAACATTGCCATGTAATTGGCTTTGCGCTTTTGTAAAAAATTAATTTCTACCTTAGCCAATTCAGCATCGCTGGCTCCTTTTAATTTAGCGGCATCTAATTCTTTTTTTAATAATTCATCAGAGATTTGCTGCCTTATTTCGCTAGTTTCTTTTGCACGTTTTGCGCTTTTTTCGTAGGCCTTTGTAAGATTGTCAACCTCTTCTGTCGCTTTTTTACTTTCCTTACTAACGCTAGAAATGGCAGCGGCAACCAATCCAATACCTACAATAATAGCACCCGCACCCGTAGCCAATAAAGCTATAGAATAAGCACGAGCGGCAACAGTTGCCTGCCCCATCACGTAAGACTGTATTCTAGTGGCTGCGGTTTGCAATCCAACCATAAAAGCGCTTTCTGCTTGCAACGCATTTTGAATAGCTTGCACTCCATTGACCAAGGCAATCGCTCCCTGAAGCTGCGCCATTGTTTTCTGTAGATCCTCGGATTTTATTCCGAGCATAGCGGTAGCGCCTTCTACGGCACTAAACGCCCCGGCAACTGCTTGCACTCCACCCAAGACCGCATCGAGCCTTCTAGTGTCACTGGCAAAATATCCAACCTCAGCCCGTGCATCGCCAATGCTATCTTTAATTCTACCCGCTTGCTGTATAATTTGATTTGCAACCCCGGCAAACTCTGGCCCCAAGGCTCTGGCCTCCATGGCTAGGTTGGTCAACTGCCTAACAGTTCCCGCCGTAGGGTTCTTTGTGGCGATAGACGCAAGGCGATCCTGTATGCTTTTGGCGGTTTCTGCGGCCGCCTCGCTCATCTTCTTGCCGCTCGACTGAACTACACTAACGGCATCGTTAAAACCTTTCTGCAGCTTTTCAATGTCTGCGCCAATTACTATGTTTAAAGACCTTGCCATTATAGTTCGATTTTATACCCGTCCTCCAACAAAATGTAACTGCTATCTTCTAGAAGCATAAACGTGGCAACCGATGGGGCTGGTGCTGCGTAAATGTAATTAATTATAAAGTCCTGAGAGACTTGGTAAATGCCAGCAAATCCTGCTTCGTCATCTGTTAAATGTACCTCGCTATCAATCTCTACAGCCTGGCACAAAGCACCGTTAAAAATGCCTGGATATGTTGCATCTTGAAACGCCGCCCTAACTTGTGCAGCTACATCAATCGCATCGCTGAAAGTCGCACCAAAACTATTAACCTGCACCCGGGCAAAATCTGTACGGCTGTGGCTTGTGTTGGTCGGAGATGCAATAACGCTGACAAGGTTGTAACTGATTGCAGGGAATGCGGATTCTTGCGGAATGCGAAGGGGGTTTATCCTTGTGCTAACTAACGCCGTAAGGGCTGAG